ACCTATTGTCGTGAAAAGTATCTACCATCTTCCGCTGAAAGTCATACATCTCAAAAGGTATCAAACCTTTATCGATTGAGACTATCTTTAAGTAATTTTCTATAAAGTATTTAGGATCCTCAAGACACTTTACCACTTCATCTACTTGTTTAGGTGTAAATCGTGATTTTGTGTGTGCCTTTTTTAGGTTAGGATTTCCTAAATATTGGTCTAGTTTCATTTTTTATCTTTGTTCTTTTTTATAAGTTTCTGTAATTCTGTTGTTGATCCTACAAATAATGCATTGGTAACATTCTTAGGCCCTAATTCTTTTACATCTTTAATCTTTTTAAGTTTGTCTTGTAGGTCTAATAGATTCTGTGCTATCTCACTCTGCGTCTTGATTAATTGTCCTGCAACCTCATATGCTCTAGGGTGTTCACCCTCTTTTGCAAGATTTAAAATACCATCTATTGCAGTATTACCTTTTTCCAACATCTTGTAGAGTTCGTTTCTACCAGTTTCAAAATCGGTATCTACGTCTCCGTTCTCAGGTGCTACAGGTTTAGGTGGTTCGTTTACTATCTCTAGAGGATTCTTTTCTACTTTCTTTTCTAGAACCTCATCAGCTATATTTAATACTTCATTTAATTTATCATCAATACTACTCATTTTAAAACCTTATGTTATTTGTCGTCACCAGTCTTTTCATCATAATTTAATCCATCATTAAAAAACTCTAGTGTGGTCGTGTATGTATAACTATCATCTCTATCGGAACTTGTAGGGTTTGGTGTGACAGTAACCCTCTGTGATCTAGATGGATTAGCATCCGATGTGTTTGTGTACATGTCTGCTTCCACATTTTTAATTATAGCATTTGTTGTTATAGGACCATATAGATATATCTTTGCAGTAAATTTTAGTGTATATATAATTCTTCTTCTATCCGTCAACGCACCAGTATAACTATCCTCATAATCAACACTCTCTAATACAAAAGGTATATCTCTTTTTGTATCCATGAAGTCTTTATCCATAATCATTGTGACCGTGTAATCAGGTTGAAAGTATGGAAGTATTTGTTCTACAATCTGAAGGCCATCATCTGAAGTCGCTGTGTAGATATTTAAATCAAAACTTACATCATATGGTACAGGAGAGAATTGTGTATTAGTTCTTTTTGTATCACCACTCGTGTTTTTTGCTACAACAAATTTTTGGTTCTTGTTTAGTTTACGAGTTGCGTCATAGGAATAACCAGAGATATCAAATGACATTCGAGGTAGAGTAATCGCCACGCTTGAATCGTCTCCAGTTAGATCAGAGTTTTGATCTAATCTTGCAATAAATTTTTCCTTAGGTGCATAAGATAATGGCACCCTAATTGTCTGTATAGGATTTCCGCTAGAATCCGTACGCTTGATATTAATATTATTAAATATAGTACCAAACGCAATTACAGTTTTTCTAATTTGTTTATGATAAAAATGTTGTCCGAACATTAGTAGTCATCCACTTCTCCGAAAGGATTTCTTTCGCTAAAATCTAATATATCATCTGCCGTAGATGATGTATTAGTACCAGCAGCAGTTTCAAATGCTTTACCTTGATCTACTGGTTGTTGTGTTGCCATTGTAAAGTTTTCGTTAATTAAATAGTTAATTTCACCTATATCACTCTCTAACACAATTGATCCTGTTTCTGCTTCTAGTGTAAACTGAAAATTCATTGTGTCTGTTGATAGATTATCTTCAACAGCATCAATAGAAGCAATACCTGTATCAATTCTTTCTGAGCTGTACTCAAATCTAGTACAAGATAATTTGTAAACAGGCAGAGCGCTCTGTTGATAGAACGGCTGTTCATGTTCAACAAACTGTATCTCAAAAAATGCTTTTGTGGTTGGGAAGTAAACCAAGTCACCCTCTTGTGGTCTTTCAGCAACTAGATCACTATTATTTTTTACTAGTGTTTCCCATCTAGATTTAGATAGAGTAAATCTAATATCATCTCTTAACTCTAGACCAAACTTCTTAATAATCTCTTGTTCACCCATGTAACCATCTGAGTTATCCACATACATTTCTATTATGTAAGAATCATCAAAAGATGACGCTGGATCTTCGCCAAATATAGTATCTTTGTTTGCCAATTTTCTTGGCAAATAAAAAACATCTTGGCCATATATCTTCAGTTGCTCTATTATTAGGTCTTCGTATAGTCTTTGTTCTGAAGTTGTGCCAGTGTCAAAATAAACATTTGTTGGCATTTATTATCCTTGCATTATGTGAGGAGGTTCCTCAAAGTTTGATCTTATTTCTTCTTCTAGTTTTTGTTGTTCTGCTATGGCAGTTGAAAATAATTCAGGTCCGTTAAGTGTCACTCCGCCTAACATCGCTGTGCCATTAAACTTAGATAGGTTTTGACCCCATTGTCTTTTAATTAAAGCAGTTGCATATCTTTTTAAATGCATATCATCAAACATTCTTGTGTGTTGAGTTGGGTCTAATTGTCTATAACATTCAATAATTAAATACTCATCAGCGTCTATATCCTCTGCCCAATCCATATCAATGTATAATCTATTTGACAATGTGTTAAATCTAATTGGTTTTTCTCCTACCAATATGTGATCTAAGAAATCTAGATGTCTCATGGTTAATTCATAGTGTACAATACTTGTAGATGAAAAATCATACAGATCATTTAATCTTAACTGATATCTAACATCAAACATATTTAGGTTTGCTCTGTCAGATAAAGGAAAAATATTTATCACACTCAAAACAGAGTCTGGTATTACCAAGTAGTTTTGATTTTCTTCATACTTTGTTGATACTAGATTTGAACTTTCTAGATGTATAGTTGTGCCATCCTCTTTTATTAAATCACCATCACCTTCTAAAACTGTATTTGTACCAG